GACGCCGTTTCAACTCTGGGCCGAGAAACTGGGCAAGGCCGAACCCGCGCCTGTCGGTGAAGCCGCCCAGCGCGGCATCATCCTGGAGGACGCGGTCGCTCGGTTCTACGAGGAGAGCACTGGCCGCAAACTCAAGAAGAGCAACGGCATCGTTAGGGTGCGGGTTATTCCCTGGGCCATGGCAAGCCTGGACAGGACTGTGGTAGGGGAGCCAGGGCTGGTCGAGATCAAGACCTCGGCGTCTAGGCGATGGAGCCTTTACCCAGTGCCGCCAGAGGTTGAGGCGCAGGTGCAGTGGCAGATGTTTGTGACAGGGGCGCCCTGGGTGGATGTGGTGGCCCTCCTCGGCAGCCTTGTCTTCAGGGTTGAGCGGGTAGCAGCGAACATCGACTTGCAGACCGACCTCTACAAGCGCGCCATAGCCTTCCGTGAGGCGCTGGCAACGGAAACGCCACCGACCATGCAGGTAGCGGACGCAGGCACCTTTGCCGCCCTGGTTCCTCAGGGCACCGACGAGTTCGCTCACGCGGACGACGAGGCAGAGCGGGTGGCTCGCACCTACGAGGAACTGCGCGCCGAGGCTAAGGCGCTTGATGAGCAGGCGGAGGCGGCGGCGCTGATCCTCAAGGAGAAGATCGGCGCGAAGGCGGGGCTCCTGGGGAGTACCTGGAGCGCTACCTGGAAGCAGAACAAGCCGTCGCTCAAGACCGACTGGAAGGAGGTCGCGGAGATCGCCAAGTCGGTGGCGCCTGAAACCTACGAGGCTGCGTTGAAAAAGCACAGCGAGGAGAAGCCAGGCGCCCGCGTGTTCAAGTTCAAGATGGAAGGGGTAGGCGAATGATCCAGGTACGGATTGACGAGTCGGTGGTCGCTAGGGCCATCGACATCGCGCGCCAGGAGGACATTTTGCCGAGCGGGTCGGTGGACCGCAGCCTGAGCCAGAAGGGCCGCAAGGCCGTATGGGAGGGCGCGGTAGGGCAGGCGGTGTTTGAGGCGGCTATGACCGCCCTGGGCATCCCCTGCGACTTCATGGCGTCAATCCGCTACGACTACCAGACCCCAGCGGGTCGGGTAGAGGTAAAGACCAAGGAGCGAGCCGTAGCGCCTGAGCCTCACTACGAGGCCAGCATCTACGACTACAACAAGAACCGCCAGGACGCGGATTGGTACGCCTTCGTGAGCCTACGGCTTGCGGAGGGCAGAACGAAGGAGAGTGAGGCACGCACCGACAAGTACGACATAGGCTGGGTATGCGGGTGCATTACGCGCCAGGAATTCACCCGCTCGGCTTTTGAGGTAAACATTGGCGACCCGCTGCCGAATGGCCAGGCGGCGGGGTTTGCGAGCCATAACATTCGTTACGGCGCGCTTGATGGCCTAGAAGCATTGAGGGGGAACCGAACATGACCGACAAGATCGCAGCGGCGCTTGCGGCGCCATTTGACGCAAAGGACCTGAAGCAGCGCCCAGGACGGGCGGGGCTGGTCTTCACCTACGCAGACGCCAGGGCCGTAGCCCAGCGCCTAGACGATGTGCTCGGCCTCGCGGGCTGGCAGTTTGAGGTAAAGGTCGCGGACCCCGCTCGGTCGGTGGTTCACGGCAGCCTAGCGATTGTGGTCGATGGCAAGACCAGCATTCGGCAGGACTTCGGCTATCCGAACAGCGCCCAGGACGACGAGCCGCTCAAGAGCGCGGCCTCCGACGCCCTCCGACGCTGCGCCGCGCAGATAGGGGTCGGCAGGAGCCTCTACAGCCCCGAAAAGGGTCAGGGGGGTATCCCAGCGCCAGAAAGGGCTGCAACCCCCCTCAGAAGCCCGCAAATCGCCCCTGTAGGGGCTTCAGGCGTGCCCACCGACGACGAGCGCCTAGCGCGGGCCGCCATGGCATTTGCCCAGGAGTTAGGCGAGGGCACCTGCTCGCATGGCGAGGCTTGGAGCCTCAAGCCAGGCGGCGTGAGCAAGGCGACTGGGAAGCCCTATCAGGCTTTCTGGGCGGCGAGCCACAAGATCGGTGGCGCCCAGGGCGCTTGGTGCAAGGAGAAGCCAGCGCAAGGCTGGCTGGCGGCCCAGCAGGCCCCAGCGCCAGAGGCTAAGTTGGTGCCCCAGGAGAACCTAGAAGAGTTGCCGTTCTAAGCGGCGAAGGAGGAGGACGAAATGAGCAACGGCGCGTGGATCAAGTTGTCGGTGGGCTGGGATGAGGACGAGCGGGTAGCAACCCTGCCGTACCTCACTCAACTCGTATGGCTCAAGGTTCTTACCAGGGCGAAGCGGCAGCGGCCAGGAGGGGCGTTCGGTTCCATCGATCACCTTAAGGCGCTGCTGCCCGCGCCCCTCCACCGACACATCACTCCGCTGGTCAAGGCTGGCCTGCTAGGCGAGCAGGAGGGCAGGCTGGTTGTGATCAACTGGGGGAAGCACCAGATTGACCCGACCAGGGCCGACCGAGTCAGCCGTTTCAGGGAGCGAGAAAGAAACGGTTACACTGGCGTTCAGAAACGCCCTGACATAGAGAGAGAGAAAGACAAAGAGAAAGAGAGAGAGAGAGACAATTCTATTAAACCGAATGCCCCAGAATCCGTAGGCGAGATCTTGGCAAGGAGGGTGAAATGAGACCAATAGCACTGGTCGGTCCTCAAGGCAGCGGCAAGACGACGCTGGCTCAACTGCTTGAGGAGAGCCGAGGCTACCGTCGACTTGGCATAGCCGACGCGATCAAGCAGGTGACTCGCCTAGCGTATCCCGCTATCGCCAAAGGAGATGAGTTCCAGGTGCTGGGCTACGACGGCCCACGCAGGGTATCTGGGCGGGAGGTCTTTCAAGAGATCGGAGCAGCCTTGCGCGAGTTTGACCGAGAGTTCTGGCTTCGGATATGGCGCCAGGGCTATCACGAACTTGAGCGGCGGGGCATCCCAGTCGTGGTTGACGATGTACGCCTTGAGCGGGAGGTTGAGTACCTGCGCGAGGTTGATCCCGCCTTCCTGGTTGTTCGCCTTTACGCAGACCCAGAATCAAGGGCCGACCGACTTGGCGGGAGCCTTGTGGGTTCGGCTGATGTGACCGAGCGCGCCTGGCACCAAGCGCCGTATGACTTGAACCTAGACACAACCGCCCTGTCGGTGGAAGATGTTTACCGAGCGGTTATAGATCAGTTGGAGGGCTCACTATGAACTTCCAGGATTTGCAGGTTCGCGCTGATCAACTCGGATACCATTTTGACTCGCTGCTGCGGCTTGAGGATGGCACTTATGTCGTGGTGCTTGAGGACTCGATGGGCCAGCAGTTGGAATACAAAGGCGCCTCGCCGCAACTTGCCGTTGAAGTTGCCAGCCTTGCATTGGCGCGTTGCCTTGAGCAGGTTCCAGGATGAGCGGCTTTGAGATCGTCGGCCTGTTGATCGGCTTTTGCCATTTACTCTTCGCCCTCCTGGTAGCAGCCAGCCTGCCGCTGGCGATCAAAAAGAACTCGGCGGCGGCGGGAATCATGTACATCGGGCTTGCCGCCGCCACCGTCATTTGGATCGCAAGGAGTATCAACCTCTCATGAGGCGCATCGAGCGAGCCGCGCCATTTCTAGATGACCGAGTGGTTGCGGTGCAAGAAGGCTCCGACGCCTGGTGCGAGGAGCCTGGTGCCTCTGGCCGCGTCTGGTGCAACCTCTCCATCCGCTACGCAGATGCCATTCCGCCAGAGGGCTGGTTTTTCCTGTACGAAGGAATCGGCAACCGCAAGACCAACCTTGATTTGATCAAGAACGGCTTGATGGAGGTGCAGCAGAGCCGCTTTACGCTTAGCGACGGCGGATCAGCACTCCTTGCTAGGCTTGTGCCCTGATGGGTTACTACAAAGACCAAGCGATAGCCCAGGGGATTGACCCTGCAAGGAGTCGTCGTGGCCGCACAGCGAGGGCACGCGGCAACGCCTTTGAACGCGAGGTCGCTAAGCGCCTGGGCGCAAGTCGAGTGGGCCAGTTTGGCGGCAAGCAGGATGTTGCCAACGAATGGATCGCGGTCCAGTGCAAGGTTGGAAAGTCCTACCCTGAGCGCCTTGATGGCTGGCTCCGTAGCGTGCCAGTGAAGGGCGACCAACTCGCCGCTCTGGTTGTCGGTGACTCGCCAGGCCTGGGCGGCAAGCGCCGCACCATGATCGTCCTAGACCTTGACGACTTCATTGCCTGGTTCGGGAAGCAGGGGGATTAGATGCTCGCCTTGGTGCTGGCGCTATCACTAGCGATCCAAGCACCAGGGCTCCCACCGACAGGCGTTGCCTCTTGGTACGACGCGGAGAGGGAGGGGCAGAGCAGTTGGTACACACGCAAAGGCATCACGCTTTACGGAGCAGTGGGCTCCTGGCGCTGGGGGGATAAGCCGTATAACATTCTGGTATGCAGGAAGGACCAACCGACGCGATGCGTGATTGTCACGGTCGTTGATTACTGCGGTCGGTGCGCACAGGACTTGAGGAGAACATGGAACAACAAGAGCAGGGCCATCGACCTGTCACCCGCCGCCTTCGTGCGGCTGCAAGATCTAAGCCGAGGTCTAGTCGCGGTCACGCTGCGCCGCCTCCAGCAAGGGAGATAGGGCTCGCAAGCCAGGACTTTAAGGACGCGTGCCGCATCTGGGCCAGTCGATTAAAGATTAAGCCGCACGCGCTCTTTCAATTAGCCCCTGACCACGGCAGAACGATCCATTGGATGCGCGAACGATACTATGGCGGCACAAACCCTAGACCAGAGGACATTGCCTGGGTGCACCTCAAGGCTATGGGTGAAAACGCAATCGGCTTGCCAGTCTTCAACGACTTAGACCGACACCGATCAGCCGTAAGCCAATTCTGCCGCGTTTGCGTGAGCGCGGAGGAGGGCGAAGAGCCCCTGTGCCCTGATTCGCTCTGCCCGCTCCGTCCTGTTAGCCCTTTACCTCTAGCCTCAAGCGCCCTTCGTAACCCACCACTCTCAGCGGATGAAGTTGCCGACTGATACTCTGCCTGGGCGCTCGCGCCTTGGCGCGGGCTCTCCGCCCGCTGGTGGTGTCCTCCCACCAGCGGGCCTATGCCTAGAGGACTGGAGGAGCCATGTCGCGTAGAGACAAATGGGCGCTGCTAGACGACTGGCTCACCGACGCGCAGCAAGTCCTACAACTTGCCCACTGGACCCTGTCGGTGGCAAGGGATGCCAGCGATGTCGATGCCTGGGCAGACATTGACCCGCACGCCCAGAACCTGACCGCAGAGTTAAGGCTCTCGCATGACTTCTGGCGGCAGCCGCCTGACCGACAGCGACTGGTGCTGACCCACGAACTGTTGCACTTAGCCTCCTGCCGCACCGACCGAGTGGTTGAGACGCTAGAGGATGCTCTGGGAAAGGTTGCGTGGGCCGTCTACTCGCCGCAGTACGAGGACGCCAGCGAACGGATGATTGACCACCTGGCCAGCGTTATCGCGCAGCAGTTACCGCTGCCAGAGTTTCCGAAGGCATGACCTTCCAGCGGCCCTGCTTAGACTGCGGCGTGCTCTCTACTCGCGGCGACCGTTGCGAGCAGCACCGCAGGGAGGCAACCGCTCGATGGCAGGCGAAGCGAGGCCCGAATCCCTACCTTGACCCCGCCTGGAGGCGCCTTAGTGCCAAGGCCCGCAAGGAGCAACCCTGGTGCACGATCTGCAAGTCAACCAAGGACCTGACCGCAGACCACATCGTGCCGTTGAGCCAGGGAGGCGCCCTACTTGTGCCAACCCATGCCCTTCGGATACTATGCAGGAGTTGTCACGGCAAAGTGACTAAACATAAGAGGGGGACGCGATGAGGATTTGCTGGTATAGCAACGCATGCCATATTCCTAGTGGATACGGTGCCCAGACGGCCCAGGTACTCCACCGACTCGCAAAGGATGGCCACGAGGTTGCCTTAAGCGCAAACCACGGCGCCGCCGTGATGATGAACTGCTCACACGGTCACCCGATCTTCCCTGAGGGTCTGATCCGCTACTCGCTAGACGCAGCGCCCGACAACATCCGAGGATGGGTTGGAGACCAGCCAGGCTTTGGCGTGATCCTCTTTGATCTCTGGCCGCTGAATGGAGTTGAGGCATTCAAGGAACTGAACCTCGCCTGCTGGACCCCTGTTGACCACGACCCAGCGCCACCAATGGTCGCCAAGTTCCTGCTTGATGGCGGGCATCACGCTATTGCGATGAGCCGCTTTGGCGAGGAGCGACTGCTTAAGGCAGGCGTGCCACGCGATGAACTCACTTACATCCCGCACGCCATCGACATGTCTGTGTTTAAGGACAGCGGCAAAGGAGCGCGTGAGGCTATGGGTATCCCAGCCGATGCCTTCCTAGTGATCACCAACGCAGCCAATCGCGGTCGCATCCCTGTGCGCAAGGGGTTTGGTGAGATGGCTGATGTCATGGCGAGGCTTATGGCCGACCGACCCGATGTTTATTGGATGATCCATACCGAGCCGAACGGCCACAGCGAGGGAGTAAACATCCCGCGATTGGTTGGATCGCTTGGCATCGACCAGCAGCGCGTGCGCTACCCACACCCAGCGCACTATCGCAACGGCATCCCTGAGCACGCTATTGCCCAGATGTATTCAGCAGGGGACCTTCACATGCTCTTATCGATGGGCGAGGGCTTTGGCATTCCCACCGTTGAGAGTCAGGCATGCGGCGTCCCTTCTCTCGTGAGCCGCTTCTCTGCGCAGCCAGAACTGCTAGGGCCGCATGGCAGAGCCGTACCAGTCCAGCGTGTATGGGACGAGTTCCAGCAGTCCTTCTTCGCAATCGCCAACACCGATGCAGCCTATGCCGCAGCCCAGGAGGTCTACGAAGAGACCAAGGCAGGCAAGGTAGACCGCGCTGCTATCGCCGCCGCGATGAGCCGCTACGACGCCGACGCCGTCTACGAGGCGTCCTGGAAGCCCCTGGTGGCCCGCATGGGCGCTAGGCGCCCCAGGACCCCAGCCACCGCCCCTAAGCCCCTGAATCGGGCACAAAGGCGGCAACAGCGGGCGCGTTCCTAGGGGGGGGCGGCTAGAATTCTAGGCGTGCGGATCGCTCCGTTAGCCAGCGCCGACTTTC